CCTAAGCTTGACAAAAGAACTAAAGCTGGCAAAGAAGAATTTGCTGAGCATATGTCTAAAGCAGGTGATAAAGTTGTAATAACAACTGATCAATATTCTAGAATACTAGCAATGAAAGACGCAGTTTATAATAATAAAACTATGTCTGAACTGTTTACATCTAATGAAGGTGTGGCAGAGTCTGTAAATATATGGGAAGAAAAAGTACAAGATAAAAATGGTAAAAACCATGTAATTAAATGTAAGAGCCTTATAGATTTACGTAGAGACAATGATGACTTAGTTGTAGATTTAAAGACTACTACGTCTGTATCTGCTTTTACATCTAGTATTAGAAAGTTTGGTTATGACAGACAAGCTGCATTTTATTTACGCGGATTACAAGCTAATGGCCTAGTAAGTCCAGATGCACGTTTTGTATTTGCTGTAGTAGAAAAAGAAGCACCATATGAAATAGCTATGTTTGAGCTAGACAGGTCTGTTATGGACGAAGCAAACTTGCACATAGATAGTCTATTGCAAACTTATCAACAGTGTATTGCTGAAAACTATTATCCAAAAAAGTATGAGCAATTCAATGGTGAATTAAATTTAGTAACATTAACATCGGAAGATATTTATAAATAAAACAATGAAAAACACAGTAGTATTTGAAGGAGGAGTAGACGGCATTAGAACAATGGTCGACTCATCATTAAAAGTAACATTAGGAACACCTGAGTTATCGCCTGAAACAATGGCGAGACTTTTTGGTTTATTAAAGCAACCTGGATACATAGTTATATCTACATCGCCAGTTCAAAAAGAAATGGTAGACTTAGTTGAGACTGCTGGCCAGGAGGCTGAGTTTGAAACTAAAACACCAAGTCAAAGAATGCGTAATGTAATCTATAGACTATGGGAAAAAGAACAGCCTAGAGAAATGAATCCAGAGGGCGTATCAACTATAGTAGAATTTGACTTATACTATAGACGTAAAATGAATAACATTATAGAACATTTAAAAAGTAAATTATCATGAAAAACTGGAACAGTATATCTAAAGAATGGCAAGACATAATTAAACCTGACACAAGAGAAAAGGCTATGCTTGCTAAATTCTTAAACTTTCAAGGTTGGAGTATAAAACGTATAGCAGAAAATTTAAAACTAAGTGAATCAAGAATTAGAGAATATTTAAAAGATTAATTATGAAAACTAAAGAGCAAAAATTACCAAAATGGTTTGAAGGACATTTGTACAGTGAAGGAGCTGAAGTAGCTAATCGCTTTACTGGCGAGTCTATATATTTAAATAACATAGAACTATCTATGTATGACTTTGTAATGGGTTCAACTACCTTAATGGAATTAGGTATGTATGATGATGAATCAGTTGAAGACCTTAGAAAAGGTTTAGATTGGTTTAGAAAAAACAATGCTGAGGCATATATGGTATTATTAGATTAAGTATGAAATTAACAAAAGAGCAGCAGGTAGACATAACATTACTTATAGCTACCTTCAGGTGTTTTAACGAACAGCTATATGGTATCAAAGGCATACATCATAAAGTGTTAAAGAAAAAGTTTAATACACTACTTAATGTGTCTAGAAGATACGAAACAGATGTCGTTAGAGAAATGAATAACAGCAAAGAGCTTGAAGAAGTTTATGATGTTATGATGGATATTATATTAAATGTTAAATTAGAAATTTTAAAAGATGACAAAAAGTAAGCACGCTGGAGATACGCAGTATCTTATCAAAAAAAACATGGAAGAAGTATTGAGACTTTTACTTAAAAAAAACAAACAATACGGAGATTCAGCAACTAAACCTGCTAACATATTTAGCAAGGCTAACGCAGTAAATAGTATATCAGCTAGGATAGATGATAAGCTGATGAGAATTAAAAATAAAGGTATTAATAAAAATACTTTGGATACTGTGGATGATTTAATAGGATATTTAGTACTTTTAAAAATAGCAATAAATGATGAAGAAAATGAAAAAAAGAACTAGCAATCTGTTATACAAAGCTCACAATTTGATTAATGAAGCAACAGGAATTGACGTTCCTAAGTATAAATTAGACGAAGCTAAAAGAGAAGCTAGGAAACTTTATAAACAAATTAAGGATTTAGATCCTAAAATTTATAACATATTAAAAGAAGATTTGTAATGTCAAAGTTTGTATGTAGTAAATGTAAGTCTGAAAAAACTGTATCTACTTATACTATTAAAGTAATGGACGGTAAATCATATTACCCTGAAGCTACTTGTTGTGACACATACATGGATAAAATAAGAGAACATGGAGGATGGGGAGCTATAAGACGTGGGCCAGACGGCACAGTCAAACGCAAACCAAGACCCTGGGAATAATGCCATATGTTAAAATTAAAATAGAAGTAGAATATTATATAAAGTCTAACGACCAGTTAGAGGAGGCTATAGAAAAAGGGGTGGAAGACCTTTACAATATATCACACGATTGGGTGATAGAAGGTGTCCCCCCTAATGTAGACTCGGAAATAGATGAACATTTAAACGTAAAATTTTATTATAAAGAAGGAGAAGGATGGGTAGAGTAAATAGAAGCATAATTAAATATGTAGATGAAAACGATCCAAAAACTAGGTATATAGATTTACCTAAAGTAATCAAAGAAGATTATGCTTTTGAAATGATGTTTGGTTATAACTACCCAAGCACAGGGTACAATACATCAACAGGAATAAAATCAAGACCATTTTATGGAACAATCAAAGACAGCTATTATAAAGGCGGCAATTAGATATGCTAATCAATTAAAAAAGAAATATGGCAACAAGGGTACAGAAACTGAAGAACCTAAAAAGGTACTACGAAAGACTAATAAAAAAGATTGATTCTTTATTATTAAAAGAATATAATAAAAGTCCTTATAAAAGATAATTACTTTTTAATCTTTTCGTACGAGCGTCCTCCAAAGTATGCTCCAAAGGCTGTGATGGCTAATAGTTGCCATAGGTCAATCCAAGAATCTTTGATGTCCATGTCTACGTAACCAAAGTCTACTAATGTAAATACTGTAAGCACTAATAATAAGAATGCTAAAGATAAAGGTCTAATAGACTTTGTTAGCCAATTACCATTCATATCAGCTTCCCAACGTTTAGTTACTTCTGCCTGCATACTTTTTTCAAACTCATAGATAGCTTTATTTATTTCGTGCTTTATAAGTTCTTTTTCTTCTGCGCTTGTGTGTATTTTATCAATTGCATTACCTACGCTGTCTACTAAGTCTTTAGCGCCACTGTTAAATATTTTACCTAATATACTCATACCTTTACATTATAATTTAATTTAGCTTGTACGCCATTGTATGCACTCCATACAAAAGCACTAGCCTTTTTTATATTACCTACATAACCTTTTTGGTCATGCCACTCATCTGTTGCAGACATAGAAGATAAATTGCGAACTGTTAGTCCGTTAAGTTCTTCTACTGCTTGCATTTTATAAGCTTTATTAGTGTGTAAATGACCTCTATGTACCTCAACATAACGAACATCGCTCCATACGTCTCTATATCGCTGAGACACTATGCCTGGTAAGTCGTTAAGTTTAGGGCCGTCACCGTGATCATTTACTATAAGACATTTTCCATATACGAAAGACTTCATCATAGAGTTACTGTTGTCTACTGTGACATTTTCGTTGTTTTCATAAAACATCTCTAAAGCGTCACCTATATGCATCATAGACTCTCTGTCGTGATTACCTGGTATCACACAAACATGTACGTCTGCATACTCTACTAACATTTGTATGCACTCTACTATCAACTTTCTTCCCGCCCTATATATCTCAATACCTTTGTCAGTATTGTATTGCGGAGTACCTTTTGTTGTGCTTACTATAGGCCAATCACCATCAGAGTTTAAAAAGTCGTTACCAACTATAAATAATATTTGATTAATATAGTATCCGCTAGCTCGCTTGATAAGATGTGTTAACGCGTCTATCATTCTTTGTCTAGCTATATCTAAACTATAATCGTCACCGTCTATTCCTATTTTACCAAGATGTAAGTCAAATGCATTAATTTCTAATAAATGCGGGTCGTCATCTTTATAGCTGTCTGGACGTATAATATGTTTTGTGGTAGATGCAAAAAGAGGAGTCAAGTCTTCAACTAGCTCCTCTCTTATTTTAACTATATTTTGTAATGGGTTTATTTTCTTTAACCATGCTTTCGTCCTATACATTGGTATTGTTATAGGTCTTTTAGCTTTATCAAAACCTGTTACCTCATAAGTACCTATATCGTACTTTTCTACTTCCCAAACATTTGTATCTACATGACAAGCTTTGAGAAGGTCTTCCAGACTTTTGACTCTTTTACTGTCTTCACAGGTAACAACAGCACCATCTTTGTTTTCTGTAAACGAGGTCTTCTCATTTTTATTTGTAGGTGTTAATTTGTTGCGAAGTCTACGAGCTACACCTCTAACAGCTTCGTAATTAGATTCAAATAATTTAGCAGTTTGTGCGTAATCGCTGTTTAATTTTTCAGGGTTTGCTAATAGATACTTCTTTATTTTTTCTATTATAGATTTATCATTAGAGTTCATTTTGTAAAAAGTTTCTCGTCATCATATCTAGGGCCATAACCGTGTTGTGAGTCTAGTGTGACTTTGTTCAATAACAATTTTACTCTTTTGTTGCGTTTATTTGCAAGTGCTGTAAATTTATTTACTAACATTTTATTGTTCATAACCTCCTCAACACTCTCTCCTTTTACAAATACGTCAGATACTTTATAGGTTCTTTTTCTTTTAGAATCTATAAAATACCAAGTAGATAACCATATGGGAATTTTATTGCTCAATCAATAAATATGTTAAACTTCCATCAGCACTAGCGGCCGTAGCAAATACGTCCATGTTAGGGCTAGGTTTATCTATAGGAACAAAACACCATTCTTGCGGGCTAAGAGATATAATATTTGTCGCTCCATCATCAAAAGACAATCTTATTGTGCCTGTAGAAGCGTTATTGTTTTTACAAAATAATAAAGTTCTACTTCCTATTGGCCTTATATTAAGTTGTTCGCTAGACCCTGAAGCTAAACTTATAACGCCGCTTTGTATAGTGTCTGATGTAATAGTAGAAAATGTATGACTATCTATCAAATTTTGTATTACTAAACCATTGTTGTCTGTTATAGTAAATGTACCTTCTGCTTTTAAATTATAAGTTTTTGCCATATTACCATTCAATTAAAAAATACTTAGCAGTCGTAGATTGCGCTCCTGTAACGTTTTGTTTTAATTTTATATCAGATGTATTTCTAAGTTTTAAAAACATTATTTCTCCTAAATACATAGTAGATATAGGTGTGCTGCCATACATCATTGTAACACCTACATTGCTAGGGTCGTCTACTACTTCTACATAAATATAATGACCAATGCCAGGAGTTTTTTGATTTATAACTACAGGTGTATCATCAACTAAATTTACTTCTCCAGACAAAACAGCTTCACTTGTTATGCTGTTATTTAAATTTATACTAAAATTAAACAATTCTTTATTGATACCAGTGTCTGTAGCAACAAAAGAATTTTTACCTGTTAAAGAAATAGAATTTGCCATATTGCAAAGATATTAAATTATTTAATCAAAGTCTGTATATGTAATATAAACCTCTTCACCTTTATCCAAAGCTTTAGAAATAATAGGATAAATTCTTTTATAAGCCAACGCAGACTGACCAACGAATCCTTCTTCCCATACCATGTTATTATGTTGGGTGTCCCCCACCAAGAGACAACCAGCGGTATGCTTGTCTGTGTTTCCACAGTGAATAAGGATATAGTCAAAATTAGGAACGTTAGTAATGTGAAGCATTCCTTTGTGTATATCTTGAAACCTTTTGCTGTACTTAGCGTGAAAGCCACCTTCTGTGCGGTACTCAATCTTATAAGTACCAGCAGGTATGCGAGTCTCACCACGAAGTTTAATGTCTCTGTGTTCATCTTCAAGAGTGTAACATAAAAATTTACGCCCCTCTTCCTCCAATACATATAAAGCTCCTGATGTAGATTCTACACTAGAACTAAACCTTACTACTTGTAGTTTCACTATTTTCTTTTCTTTGCAGTCTTTTTTTTCTTTGGTTTTGTTTTACCATAAGACTTTTTCATACCGTATCCCATAATATTAATTTAAAAAGTTTAACCAATATGTATATCCTTTTAAAGTGTCTTTAAGCTTATCGAACTTTGACTTATTAAGTTTACGTACACTTTCTTTCCATTTATACGTATCAAATGGTTTTTCTTCGCATTTGCAATCAGGATTATCGCAAATTGGTTTACAACATTTGTTATTTTTTATTTTATCGTCACTCATATTTCTTGTGTAATCGTAATAATATTTAGATTTTTTATCAGACATTATATTATTGAAGTTAATAAATAATACAATAATACTGGAGCTATTGTAGCTAATACATCCCATTTATCAAACTTACCGTAATCTAAATAGTCATACACCTCTTTAGATACACCTACAACTAACACTAATAAAAAAACATTAGTTGGCGACATACCCATTTCTGTAAATATCAACGCAAATATAATACCTGCCACAGCGTGTTTATACTTGTCTTTACCTATATTTTTAAATTTATTTACCATTTTACTTTGTTTGCCCAATAAGCAGCAGACATCTTACCTTTTTTAATATTCTTTGCATGTCTTGCTTTAAATGATTTAGCACGTTTAGTCATAGTTCTGTCGCCAGTTTTACCTTGTTGACCAAACCTAATTGTTTTAATTTTATTGCCTTCTTTAGCAACAACTATATGTGACTTTGTTTTGTGCTTAGGAGTACGTTTCGGCTTATTATAACCAGAAACTCCAGCTCTTGCAAGTCTAGGATCTTTTTTTGCGGGCATTATTTCTTTTTTTTATGTATTGTTTTTACTTTACCATTTACAGTTCTTGCATAAATTTTATCTTTTGTTTCTCTAATAAACGTGCCGTAATGTTTTTTACCGCCCCATGTCCATGATACTTTTTTTGGCATTACTTTAATGTATAAATTACATCTATGCTGTCTGCATTACCAGACGTAATAGATATTTCGTTAGTACTATAATAAATTACGCCTTCTAATACTAAACTTACGTATGGAGGAATAACCACATCTTTGTATACATAAGAATCGTCTAACAACATTGTAAATGTTTGATCTGTAGCAGTTGTATTACAAACATACATAGACTCTAAAATTGATCCGTCTCTCAAATTAGTAGGCGTTGTTTTTAAATTTTTTATTTTATATGTTTTTGACATATTACAAAGATAATAAAATTAAAAGAGTTCATATTCCCACACTAGTGTTATAGCAACATCGCCTAATCCTGTGTTGTTTCTTACAAAACTTACACCTATTTGATCTCCAGCTGAAAACGTGTTGCCAGTTGTAAAGTCAAACGCTACGGAGCTATATGCTGTAGACATGTCCGCTGTAACATTAGTCGTTACATCGTCTGTACTATTATCGTTAACAAACACGCTGGTAGTGCCATTATCTATTCTATGGAATCTAACCTGCGCAGAACTACCGTAAGCTATAGTAGAATGTACAATAGCTTTTTTTAATATACCAGTGTAAGGCGCTATAGTTCTATGTGTAACATTGGGTGATGCTAACTCACTATTACCAATAAACGGTATCCAATAATCTTGAGCTGCAGAACCAGCTGCTCCAAAAGTAAACGTATGATGCGTAGTAGATATTTGTCTTTGCACACTACCAGATACAGCTATGTTACCCGTAACTTCTAGCTTTTCAGAAGGCGATGTGTTACCAATGCCCACGTTGTCATCACCCGCAACATAAAGAGCCGTACTAGTATGCGTATTTAAAGATATTGTTCCTGTTGCTCCTGAAGAACCTAACGAAACATTTGTGTTACCTGATAGTATTGTTGCTCCACTTATTTTATATGAGTCAGCCTGCACGTTGCCCGTAACATCAACACCTGTAGATGTTGTTTCAAGTTTTCTAGAGCCATCATACCTTAAAGCAACTTCAGCACCATCTAATGCGTCTATCGCTATTTTTGTACCTCCAGAGTTTCTTACGTAAAAGTCTGAAGCGTCGATTCTTAAATTACCAGTTCCAGTATCTTTTATATAACTATGACTACCGTCGTGATATATTTGTAAATCGTTGCTGTCTCCTGCGTAAAAACGGCCAGCATCAGAAAACTTTATTTGACCACCACCCATTACTAGGTTTGCGTTAGCTTGGTTGCTTATGTCTTTGTAGAACTTAATGCCTCCGTCACCACCATCAATTCTTAAATATTCTGTTTCACCACCAGAACCGTCATCGGCTTGAAAAATTATATCTTTATCGGTAGCAGCTTGCCTTATTTGTAAGTCTCCTGTTGTATTTCTAATTGAAGTGTTAGCTCCGTCATGAAAAAATTCAGCATCTTGACCGCTACCTACAAGTATTCT